TCAGACCGAGATCTTCAGTAGCTTGATCGCATCGCTGTCGAGCACCTGCCCGCCGATCCGCTTGGTCGCGTAAAAGTGGACGAACGGCTTGTTGGTGAACGGATCACGCAGGATCGAAGTCGCGCTTCGCTCAGCGATGAGATAGCCGGCGCGGAAGTTGCCGAACGCGATCGGAAAGGCGTTGGCTGCGACGTCAGGCATGTCCTCGGCCTCGACCACCGGATAGCCGAGCAGGCGATTGGGCTGGCCTTCCATCAGGCCCGGCTGCCACAAGAACGAGCCGTCAGCGGCCTTGAGCTTGCGCACCACGGCAAGCGTCGCCGAGTTCATCACCCAGCTGGCGCCCTGGCGGTGGCCGGCCTTGAGCGAGTGAACGAGGTCGATCAGCTTGAGCTCGGGCGAAGTGTCGAAGCCGGTGGCGTTGCCGCTGGCGACGAACTGGAGCGTCCCGAAGGGCCGCGTGGTATCGTTCGCTCCACTGGTGGACGCACCGAGGAAGCCCTTGGGCTGGTTGGTGCCGGTGCCGTTGACGAATGCGGCCCCTTCGGCGCGGGCGAATTCCATCGCGATCTCGTCGGCCAGCCAGGTCTCGAGGTCGAACGCGGCGTCGTCGAGCATCGCCTGGCTCGCCGCCGGATTGGCGTAGAGTTCGCCTGACGGCGGCGCGATTTCGGCGAACTGCGGCGTGTTGGTGGCGGGACGTGCGGCGGTTTCGCTGACCCAGCCCGACGACGTGCCGCCGGTGGTCACCAGCTTGCGGTAACCCGCCGTACCGGTCTGGACGACCTGTGCGATCGAGCGGATCGGGCTGATGTTCTTGAGGCGGGCGGAAATCATCGCGTCGATCTCGCGCGGGACGGCATAGCCGCCATCGGCCGCAACCGCGCCCGACAGCGATTTGAGCTCGGTCTCGCGGCCCTGGCGCAGGTAGCCGTTGACGAAGCTCTTGACCTCGGGCGCCATTGCGCCGGCGGCGAAGCCTTCAAGCACGGGACGGGCGGCGGCGCGCGAGACACGGTCGAGCCTGCCCTTGACGTCATCGACATCGGCACGCAGCGCGCCGATCGCCTCATCGGTCGCGTCCTGGCGGGCGACGAGATCGAACGAGGCGTCGATCGCCTCTACCGGTTGGATCATTTCCATGGGGCATTCACCTTTCACAAAAAAAGCCGCCCCAGTCGGACGGCCGGACAAAAGCGGATGGTAGCTCGATTCAGGCGACGAGGTGGACCCGCGCGCCGTGCTGCATCGGGTTGGTGACGAGACTGACCTCGATCAGTTCAAGGTCGTAGAGTTCGCGGCCTTCGCGCGTGGTGCGGCTGCCGATGGTGCGGTAGCCGAACGACAGGCCGGTAACCTTCCCGTCACGCAGCGATAGGCCCGCGCCGCCATCGGGATTGTCGATGGAGGCGACGACGCGCAGCCCGCGTTGGTCCTCGGACGCGCTCTCGACCCAGCCGATGCGCAAGTCGGCGCGGTGCTGCCACAACAGGGGCAGCGGATCGCGGCGTGTGGCGAGCGTGCGGGCGAACGCACCCTGGCGGATCAGGTCGCGGCCAGCGTCGCGCTTGCCGAACAGCGCGGCATAACCGGCGAAGCGCAGCCCGTTCGCCGCGCTCATCGCAGCAGCTCCGCGACGCCGAGGCGATAGGCGATGCCGATCAGCAGCAACGCCAGAATTCCGCGCACCACCCAGTCGACGGTCGCGCGCCAGGCGCTGGCCTTGGCGTCGCGCCAGGCCTGCAGCAGTTGGCGCAGTTCCGACAGATCGGAATGCGCGCCATCGTCGTCCAGCCCGAGCTGGGCCACCATGCGCTGTGCGCCCAGCTGGCTCGCTTCCTCGACGATGGCGCGCAAGGTGACGAGATCGGTGCCGGCGCCAGCCGCCTGCGCGACAAGCTGCGCGAGCAAGTCTTCATTGTTCATTATTTGTTCTCCTTGGCGGTCACCCGCGACCTGGCCGGCGGTTTGGCAGCCGGTTGTGCGCCAGCGGCTGCCGCTTCCGCCAACCCAAGCAGCGCACGCTTCTCGGCGTCGCTGAGGAAGTCGGCCGTCGACACTTGCGTCCACAGCCGCTCGCGGTCTTCCGACAGGGCCGGCACACGATCGAGGTCGATTGCCAGCCGCGCGCCGGGAAACCACGGCGCCAGTCCCTCGGTGATTGCGGCGAAGATCTTCTCGCTGAGCGGCAGCAAGGTCAGGCGCCACAGCGCGCGGTTGGCCTCGCGGTAGTTGGCGTAAGTCGAGTCGCCCGGGAGGCCGAGCAGCATCGGCGGTACGCCGAACGCGAGCGCGATGTCGCGCGCGGCTGCGGCCTTGAGCGTCGCGAAGTCCATGTCGGCTGGCGTCAGGCTCATCGACTGCCATTTGAGCCCGCCTTCGAGCAGCATCGGTCGTCCGGCGTTGCTTGCACCCGCGTAGGCGCGGGCGAGTTCGTCGCGCAGCCGGTCGAACTGGTCTGTGGTCAGCCCGATGCCGTCGCCTGCGTCATAGACCAGCGCGCCCGATGGCCGCGCCGCGTTTTCGAGCAGCTGGCGGTTCCACCAGGCGGCGGCGTTGTGGGTCGCCAGCGCCTGCTCGGCGGCAGTCAGGCAACCGGCGCCATAGTGATCGTCGGCGGGATGGAAATGGCGGATGTGGATGAGGTTGGGCGTGGCGTCCTCGTCAAGCACCGGGATCGTCAGCGTCTGTTCGCCGACGCGGTAGGCGTAGGCGGCGGGCCACCCGTCGGACCCGGCGACGACGCTGACCCGCTCGGGCCGAAGCGCGAACAGCTCGCACGGGCGTCCCTTGGCGTCCTTCATTACCTGCACGTAACCGTTTCCGTGCAGCAGCAGGTGCGAGGCGAGAGTCTCAAGCAGCGACTGCCCGGCGCTCGTCGCGGAGACGAGCCTCGCAAGCTTCTCGTCAGCGGGCAGCAACGGCGCACCGGCTATCCCTTCGGCAACCAGCCGCACCGCACGCTGCGCCACCGGGTTCTCGAGATAGGCCTGGCGCACGACGCGCGTGTAATCGAACGGCGCGCGCGTGCCGCCGCCATCGGCGAAGACCCACGGCGAAACATGCGTGCGCGCCAACGGCACGCGATCACCGCCGCCCTTGAAGGCGGCGGCCAGCGTCTGGAGGAAGGACATGGAGGGCCTTTCACGGTTGAACATGACTGCGGTCTGGGTTCGTTCGAGGCGAACGGGATCAATCCGGGGGTTCAGCCCACCCACACGCGCGGCTGGGACGAGCGGTTGAGCATCAGCTCGCTCAGCGCCCAGACCAGAGCGTCGGCGCGATCGGGGCTTCGGCCCGGGCCCTGGTACTCGCCGCCGGGCAACAGGCCGCACAGTTCGTCTTCCAGCGCCGGGAACAGCCCGGCGTGACGCACGCGACCGGCCTCGTAGAGCGCGGCGACAGGTTCGGCCCGCGCCGCCTTGCCGCGGCTGGCGTGGACCAGCCGCAGTGGCAGGGCGACGTCGGCGGCGCGCAGTACGCTCGCCACCATTGCCCCGCCCTGATTGGCTTCGGCGACGACGCGGTCGGCTTCCCACGCCTGTGCCGCGCGGGCCACCGCGCGTGCCCAGCGCTCGGGGCTCGGCCGGGTGACCGATACATCGGCAAGCACCCGCCCGACGCCGTCCTCACCCAACGCGCAAACGACAATGCCGCATGCGTCGCCATGCGCCGAAACCGGAGGGTCTACCCCGATCACGGTGCGCCTTGGCGGCGAGGTCGCCGCCTCCTCGCGGCTCGCCTCAAGCAGCCCCCGTGTCCACAAGGCGCCAGGCAGGTCGGCGATCATTTCGCCGTCGAGCTCCTGCCGGCCAATCAGGGTCTTGCCGAAGTTGCGCCGGATATCGCGCAGGAAACGCTCCGACAGGTTGAGCTTGTTGTCCTCGGTCCGACCGCGCGTAATCGCCACATCGCCGCTGTCGTCAGCGAGCAGGCGCTGGACCAGCGTCACCGCCCGCGGTGTCGTCGTCGCCAGCAGACGGGGCCGCTCTCCCAGCCGCAGGCCGAATGTGAGGTTGTCCCAGCAGCGCGTCGCCCGCTCGGCGGCATTGTCCCACTTGGCTATCTCGTCGCACCAGGCGTGGCTGTGTTGTGGTCCGCGCAGCGATTCCGGCTCGAGTGCAGAATAGAGCATCGCCTGCGCGCCGTTGGGCCAGGTCAGCCGCCGCAGCGAGGGTTCGAACTTCGGCCGTCTTCGCGGCGGGCATACCGCCATCACCCCGCTTTCGCCTTCGACCATCACCGCGCGCGCCTCCTGCAGCGATGCGCCGATCAGCGCAATGCGTGCCGCGGGATCGGCAGCCGCCTCACGCACCCATTCCGATCCGGCGCGGGTCTTGCCAAAGCCGCGTCCGGCAAGGATCAGCCAGATTCGCCACGCTTCGCCTTCGGGCGGCAACTGCTGTTCGCGCGCCCACAGCCGCCAGTGCCAGGAGAACTCCGCCCGCTGCGCCCCACTGAGCTTCGCCAGATGCGCGAGGCGGACGTCGGCTGGCTGGTCGAGCAACCAGACAAGCCGTTTGCTACGCATCATGGCCGGCCTGTTCCGCCGTCGCTGCTTCCATGGCCCGCTTGCGCATCCGGTCGAGCTTGGCGTCGATCGAGGCTAGGATTGCGTCTGCGTCCTCGTTCTCCTTGATTGCGCGTTCCTGGGCAGCCGTTTCGCGGTGCGCCGTGAGCAGGCGGAAGGCGGTGGCGTTGTCATAGCTACGCCCTCGCTTGCCGGCGGTCGGCTTGAGCTCGCCGATCCGCAGCCGGTAAAGAAGGGTCATTTCCAGATGGTCGTAACCTTCGCACAGGGCCTCGCGCCAGCGGCGATAGAACGCCGGATCGTTGCGCCGCGCATCGTAGACGACCGATGTCGTCACCCCGGCCTTTCTCGCCGAAGCCGAGACATTGGACGTGGCGGCAAGTTCGGACAGGAAAGTCTTTCTCCATGCGGGCACTCCGCGCTTGCGGCTGGCGCCGTCGCGCAGCTGCGCACCGGCCGGCGGATGTTCCGTCAT